AATCCTGCAAGAATAGCAGGTACGCCTAATACAGCAGAAACTCTTTCCTCTGGTACTTGTCTTAATAGTCCCATGTCTAAATCTTTAGGACTAAAAGATAATTTCTCTACATTCATAGCACCACTCATTACTAATGGCTTACCTTTATTTCTTCCTGCTACCTTTTGTTGATAAGTTCTACTTATTTGTTCAGCTTCTTCTGCTGTTGGTCCAAATTCATCTTTAGGTGTAATCATTACACTAGGTACTCCCATATTAGCTAAAAGGGCAGTAGCCATTTGTCCTGCACTCTCATCTCCAAATATTTCCCTTAATACTGTTTTTAAAGGACTAAAACCTTTTTTATGGTCTTTAGGATTAAGTCCTAATCTTAAATGGACAACATCTTCTTTTTCTAATCTAACTTTCCCATCTTCTAATTCATAAACATAATGTGTTATTAAATCTTCTTTAGTTCCTTTAGGTGTTACTTGTTCTGGAAGTAAAGGATATAAAGCAACTAATTCGCCTATTTCATTTTTTTGTTTAAGTAAGTAAGCGTCTCCAGATACATGCATAGCGTTAATAATGTATTGTTGTAAGATGTCCCCACTCATATATGGATTAGGTCGCCTCATTAATATACTGAATGGGTGGTTAGGTAAATCTATTTTAGTTCCATCAACATCGTTAGTTGTTACCTTTAATATTGCTTCTGAAAAAGAGATCCCTAGAATTTGTAAGCAAGATACAACAATTGAATTAGACTGTCCATTTCCTAATCCTGATATATCAATGTCGCCAGGTTTTGTATTCCAACCTTGTATATAAGAACTATTACTTCCATACACGCTATCTTCACGAAAAAAATTAAATCCAGTACTTCTTTTTTCTTCTCGCCTATCTCTAAACCTTATGTTTGAGAAAATATTATTATACCAATTATTTTTTTCTGCCAATGTTATCCTTTATTGTGCGTAAGGTGCAACAAGTTATCCCAACTTATTCGGAGTATTTGCACCTCACACACCTCTTTAATACGCAACATATTTCTTTTTCCTTATCGTTTCAGCTACCGCGTAAGCTAAAGCGTCCACTTGGTCGTCATGTTCGCCTACTGGGAACTGTAACATTTCTTTTTCTAATTCAGAGTACCATAAAGCGTCTGGATTAAAATATACACTTCCACCTTCCATTTTAGCACCTAAAGGCAGTGCTCTGCTAACTTTATCCTTATCAGCTCTTAATTCCTTTACAGGTATTCCTTGTCGTCTTGCTAATTGAATTATTGATAATTGAAAACCTGCTTTTTCTATTCCAACAAATACAGGATTATATTTATTAATAACTCTTTGTATTAATGGAAGTATGTCAGGTGCTTCCACTCTAACCCTTACCACATCTAAAACTAATAATTCACTATTTTTTGTTTCAGCAACTGTAACAATAGCTGTATAATCTGCTGTTTCTTTAATTGAAGTTGCAAGATCTACTGCTGTATAAATCGTACAATCTTCTTGTCTAACTCTTTTATTATTGAATGAATAATAAGCATAATCAGTATCATATCCTTGTTCGTTATAATCTTTTTGTGTTTCAATTTTATAATACCTAAACCACTCTGGTTTTAATAAACCTCCTCCCGCTTCTACAAATTGTGCTTCATATTCTTGACTATAAAGAAAGCTACCTATTTCTTTCTTTGCACTATCTAATTCATTATTTGGTATAAAAGGATTAGTATTTGTATGAAATTGCCAACTTTTCCATTCATTGTTTGTTTCCGATTTTTCAAATAAACGACTAAACCAATTAAATCCTTTAGGTGTTGATATGAATAAAGCGTCTCCTTGTTTATCAGTTAATGTAGGCCTTATTACCTCAGCCCATGTTTCCTCTTTAATATAAGCACACTCATCTAATACTACAAAGTCTAAACCTGCACCTCTTAACCTTTGAGGGTTATCAGCAGACTTTATTTGAAGTTGTCCACCATTAGCGAAGTCAATCATTTTAAGACTTTCAGATACTTCAGCAGGTAAATCATATACCATTTGTCTAATATCCCGCCAGCCCTCCATAGCCATAGGATAAGTAGGAGCTATCCACCATACACGACCACCTTCAAGTGCATATTTGATAGCCATAGCAATTCCAAGTCTTGTTTTTCCCCAACGCCTACCTGCAACAACTATTTTAAATCTTGTTTCATCTTCAACTATTTTTTGTTGTAATTCGTGTAAGTCAGGTAACTCTATTTCTAATTCTGGTCTGGCCATGACAACTTAACCTTTAATGGTTCGTCTGTTTCGTTTCCTACTTTAAGCACTTGTTTAACTCCAAACTCCTCTGGTAATCTTCTTTCAAGAAACCACATATCTATCTGATGTTTACCCATTTCAGCACCTTTATCCAATCGTGCTAATCTTCTAGCTACCATTTCAGCATTTGCTTTAGTTACTGTACTAAATAGCTCAACAAGTAAATTATCATTATCATTATATCTACTTAATAACTTATCTTTGTTTTCTACTAATTCTTTTCCTTTAAGTCGCCATTGTCTAAATGTTTCAATAGAGATCCCTAAATTATCGCATACTAATTGATATGAAAGCCCTAATATTATTAATCTTCTTATTTGGTCTATCATTTCTTTAGTAAGTTTTGTTGGTCTTCCAGCCATTATATTTTCCTCGTATACCCCAATTAATCCAATTTATTCAAATAGTACCATAAGAATATAAAAAATGTGTAGTTATATTAATAGAACCTTTAGATACTTAATTTTTAGCTTAAAATTTATTGAACCTTACTAAGGTACTAAATTTCTTTATAGATACTAAAGAACCTTTAGATACAAAATTATCTTCATTAGATACAAAAGATACATAAAGATACAAATATGATACAAATAAATAACCCATAGAATGGCGACTAGATACTAGTAGAATTTTAGAACCTAAAGAATCTAATTAATTTTTCACAGAATTTATAGAACCTAAAGAGACAATTTCAGATCCCTTAGAATTTTCTGTACCTACTTAGGTTAATAAAATAACCCATAGATACATAATAACCTTAAGAACCTTTATAGAATCATGTAGTTTTTAGTACCTTTATAGGTTAAAACTACCTTTCAGATTGGTTTGTATGAAGTTTATTTATGTAACTGGGACTATTACCCATTACTATTATTCAGATTTTTCCCATGTTTCAATGAATGCAGATATGGTTTCCTCTAGTTTATCTAATTCCATAACGACTAAACCATTAGTTACTCCATCGGGCATAGCAACAAATACAAAAGGCCTACTATCGCCTATCCTTTTATTATCATCTGATTGTAATTTAGCTTTAATAAACTTATTCCATAAGGATTGGACTTGTTGTCCTGCTTTTACTTCTACTCTTATTTCCCCACGCCAGTTTTCTTCATGTCCCATTTGAGAGCGAAACTTTGTATCTGGGATCTTTAACTTCTTCCTAGCAATATTCTGTTTTCTTCTACCTTTGTTCTTATTATTAAGTCCTCTTTTTTGTGCAGGTGTCCAATCGTCTTTATTTTTAACTGTTTTCTGTCCCATTCCTTGCATTCCAGAATGTTTTCTTGCTTTATATTCCGAGAAAGTTTCATCTTCCCGCCATTCAATATCTTTAGTTGTCATTATTAATGGTTATATCATTTTTACAATAAATACATTTCTCATTTTTTACTTTTTGTACTCCATAAACAATCCTGTCGCAACATTCAGCTACATACATTTCTTCTTTATTTAAGTAAGTAGTTCTTTCTTTAAGGGCTTCATCTTTAGTATCAATTAATATATCTATAACTTGGTCTATCTTGTCTATATTAAAGACAATTGGGGCAGGCTGATACTCTCCCCAAATATAAATACTTACTTCATCTAAATTTCTAGCAATACCGAACATAACTGTATTACCAAATATGTCGTCTATATCTGAATTATTATTTTCTGAAATCCCTTGCCCATTCATAATAATATGCTTTATGTTTCCTTTTTTCTATACATTCCATATTATCACATTGTAAAGTTTCTATTGGGAAGTTCCTGTTTTTATAATCCCAAGCCAATTTCCTTATATCTGGTAATTGAAAGCTACAAATAAATCTTCCACTTCTTAATTGATTTAAGACATGATGTTTTCTTTCGCCACCTTTTAAAAGGTCTATGCTTTTATTCAGTTCCTTTAAGCTCAATTTTATTTAGCCCTTTCTGTTGTAACATCTCATTAACCATTTTCAACTTATCTTCTCTTTTAATTTCTTCGTCTTTTACTTGTGTTTCTTCTTTTTCGCCTTGTTGCCAGTCCCAGTCTGTTACTGAATTAACAAG